CATTACTAGGACACCACCTAGTACAGTAGATGTCCAAGTATCATCAGCAGTAGAAGAGTAATCTCCACCACTGGCTCTAGTTATGTCATACCATATTTTGGATCGAGTAACTATAGCTCCATCAGAGTGAGATTCTGTTACGGTTGCCCCAGTAAAAGTTGTGGTCGTTCTACCAGTATAAACAATATCCTCATCTCCTATTGTAATAGTACCAGCATCTTCAAAGCCAACTGTACTATCAACAGTAATTGTAGTGGAAACGCTAGTAATCGAACCATCTAAGGCAGTGGTAGTTCCTGTATTATCATAACAGTATATCTTAGTCAATCCACCAACAACCCAAAACTCTGGAGAGCCTAGAGTTATTTGAGTTATATGGTAAGGGGCTATGGGACAAGTAGCCATGACCTCAGAAAAGCCGGGGGACTTCCTTATAGATCCTTCGTCTGTTTTGACATTGTTGCCATCACTCCAAACATTAGAAGGAAGCTCCCAAGGGCTGGTTTCTTTGGCAATGCCTATTTGTCCTACTTTTTCAATAGCTACTAATGCCATTATTCTTCCCCGAAGTAACCGCCCTTAAATTTATCAGATACAGCTTGCTTTGCCTCTATAAGACAGTTAGGAAGCATATCGTTTGGTGCTATTGTCATCCAGATTATCAAGAAAGGAATTAGAAACCAATGTGCTATTCTTGCTATCCCTACTATAAAACTCATTTAGGATATTTGGTTTTAACTGCCTGACGCTTTCCTTCTAGTGAAGTAACCGCAGCCATTCTTTCTTCAACCACACCTTCCCAAAGAGCAACTACTAACTCATCTATTGATGGGTATTCTGCTAATCGTTTACGAGCATAGTCGTTGTCGTATGCGGTTTGTTGGCGGGTCAGTTCAGCTTCTAACCACTCTTGAGTAGGCTTCTCATCACCATAATGAATGATAAGATTTGCATAGGTTTTCTCTTTTCCACCAAATCCAAACCAAGTTCCTCCTCTGACGTGAACCAGAATATCTTCTATTGTTTCTGGACGCATAGTTAATCTCCCAACTTAATAAAAGTCATGGCACATTCGTTAGAATCTGTATCTGCTTGAATAGTGCAAGTATTTGTATCGCTGATTGCAGAGAAGCGCACCTTGTCATTTGATATGTCAGATATATTTATTACATAATCAACAAAAATAGTATTCCATGCGCCAAGGCCAATCCATGTCTTAGAGTTAGCAGCAAGTTCCCATCCAGTACCATCATCGTCTGTTACCCAAAGACTAGCAGTAAAAAAGTGATTGTCGGTAACAGCGAGTGCAGCACACCTCCACGACACATACCACACCCCTGTTGCGGGGAATGTCCACGCGCCATTTGATGCAGAAACTGATAAAGCTGAACCAATCGTTCCGGGGATGTCTACTGCTGCTGGTTGTTCAAAATTGGCTGTTAAATATGTCTCTGCTGTAGTAACTGATAGGTCTGTATTTAATCTCCATTGACTTGCCTGAGTATTACCACCACTCGTTGGCACTGTAAAACTGGAATCAGGAAAAGTAATAGTCCTGTCCGCAGTCGGATCAGTGATGGCAAACGTAGTCTCATAAGCATCTGCTGTAGCACCCTCAAAGACTAGAGGAGAACCCGCAGCAGTCTGGAAGGTTGCTACACCATCCTTGACTAGAACACCATCAATGGTTACTCCACCATCAGTAGTGCGTTCAGAAATTGTGTCAACTTTGACTTCGCTCATAATTTAAGCATCTCCTGTACTTTCCCTAAGTAGCGCCTAACTTAGTGAAATTAACGTAGGTATAGTTTATATTTGCGTCACCTTGAAAAACTACATCAAAATCGCCTGAGCCACTAACCGTCCATACCCTAAACAGGTGCGTTGTTGTGTTTTCGACATCAAATATACATGAGACAGTTCCTGAACAATACTCACCATTATGAACAGGCATTGCACCTTGAGAACGAGATGTCCATGCACTACCAGTATCTATGGATGTTTGTAATGTTACAAGTTCCCACGGAGCCGTGCCGCCGATAGTCAAACTACAGTAAAGGTCACATTTCCAAATTCCGGTAGCCCCGAACGTAAAAACACCTGACGCCTCACTACCTGTGCTACCAATGCTTACATAGCCCTCAGTATCATCCAAGTCCCAAACAACACTATTCCCCAACACTGTTCCCGTTGTACCAGATGTCGTGTAGTCAGATTCCATTCGCCATGTGTAAGCGCCAGCCAATCCACCAGCCGAAGCCCATACAGGATCAGCACCAGCACCTTGGGTCTTTAAGAAGTCTCCAGATGTTCCAGCGGCTAATCTCGTATAGTCCGTAGCATCACGGAAAAGAATATCACCGCGAACATCTGACCCAACTTGAAACCCAGTAACAGCATCAGTCGCTAAAGCTAATGTGTCTCCAGAGTCTCCTACATTTATTGTTGTTGAAGTCGCAGGGGATATTTTATTTGTTTTTACTTCGGATGCCATACTATCCTCCTGTGATACTGGCTATTTCAGCATCGTTTAAGCCGAGTGCCTTTAGTTTTTCAATGGCGCTTGCTCTTACTTCGGCTGCGGCTACTTGTTCTGCGGTAGGTTCTGGGACAGGTGGTTCTACAAAGTGGAATGCACCGTCGTAAGTGCCGCCTTTTCTTGTATTCTCATCAGCAAGAATCAAATCAGCGCCATCAATAGAAAATTCTGTTTCCCCATCCCAAACAATCACGTTTTCTACCACGCCGTTTTTTACTACTGCGTAATTAGCCATTTTATAAATACTCCCAAACTAATACTAGACCTTGCCTGCCAGCTGCTCCTGTGCTAGCTGCTGATGTTGTAACTTCTCCACCCCCATAACCAACCGAAGAAGTTGTCGTGCCACTAGTGGATGACACAGCACCATAACCATGAGCCACTTGCCCCGCACTACTCGCTCCAGCCCCACCGCTACCAGCTATATACACCCCATTAGTCGGACCAGTTGGAAGGGCTGTAGTTGCACCACCAACATAATCAGCATAACCACCCCCATTACCACCGATACACTCTATCTCTGTGAATGATACCGTCCCAGTTTTATAGGTAAATTTTGAATCGCCTCCCGCACCACCCGCGCCAGAAGAACCAGCTAGGCCAGCAGCGCCAACAGAAACTGTTACTGTGTCTACGGTAGCAACATCTAAAAATACTTTTGCATAGGCTCCAGCACCACCAGAACCACCACTATTTGCTCCCGCTCCAGAACCACCCCCTCCTGCAATAACCTCAACAATTATTTTTGTTGGATTATTCGTAGATTTAGACCATGTAGAAGATGCTGCTGTATAAATTCTCAATGCCACCAAACCACCACCAGCAGCATCTTCCCAAGTAGCATCACCAGCAGCATCGCTTGTTAATAGCTTGTCCGCACCCGGAGAACCACCAGATATTTTTATCGTTCCGGGTATGACAACCTTGTCACCGCCAGCTCCAAGTGTTAAATCAGTTGTTGCGCCTTCTGGCTCTACTGTATCTACGTTTAGTAAGCTCATACGATCACCAGTGTTCCTGTGACTGTGACAGTTCCAGTTAAGGTTACAGGGCCAGCCACTACAGCATTATCTGCAATTAGAAAGTCCCCATCAATAGTGGCAGCATTCTCAAAGAACCCCTCCCTTCCGGGAGCTGGTCCAATATATAATGTGCCGTTAGTGTTTTCTAACATGACTTCTCCTATTCGCTTATTTCATCTACATAACTAACCCAAACATGGCAACCGCTTGCTGTACCGCAGACTCCGTATAAATCATCGGTCGCTTGAACAACAACCTTGGCACCACCTTGTATTAGTTCAACTGAACTTGTAGGGGGGATGCTTAGATTTTTACAAAGATAATAATTAGTACCCGCGCTATTCATATCTATATAAACATCCATTGTAATTGCAGTAGTCAGAATATTGCATAACCTTAATCCTATAATGGCATCATCAGAGTTTATCTCTGAGCCACTAAGAATTGCAGTTTCTGAGTCTGTAACTAATACACCTTTTGATTCAAAATCTTGTGCCATAATATTATCCTATTTTAGAGGGCAATCGCCATGGCGACTGAAAATCCTTTTGAAGCTGCAGCAGTTCCTGCTGTGGCTGATGTTAATCTTCCTTGTGCATCTACTACAATTGCTGATGGATATGCGTAAGTATTAGCTGTGACACTTGTATCTGCTAACTTATCTGCGGTTATTGCATCATCTGCTATAGATGCAGTATCTATTTCTTTCCAATCCATACCGTAGGTAAGGGTAGAGTCTGCGGTAAGAACCTTATCATCATAGCTGGAGTTAAGATTACCACTAATCGTAGTTCCACCAGCCCATGGTGTATCAGCAGTACCGTTATAAGTTATTAGCTGGCCTATACCACTAAGTGTATCAGGTGTTTCGGAAAGAACCTTCTCCCACTTGCTAGTTGATGAAGAGTATTTTAATACTTGATCGTTTATCGCGGAATCAGTATCTATTTCCTCACCAGTAATCTTAGCAACTGTTACCACACCAGCATTAGTCATGGTTACATCACCAGACAATGCCGCTGCAGTAAAACCTGTACCATCACCAATCATAATCTCAGTGGTAGCCAGAGCAAGATCAGATGGAACTCCAGAGGAGTTGGCATTCCTAACCTTGACCGTATTAGCTGCCATATCTGCTAGTTCAGCATTCGCTACACCAGCATCTTTGATTGTTACCGCACCAGAAGATACTGAAAAGTTATCAGAGGAAAATGACGCTACACCTTTGTTTGATGTACTAGCTTCCTCCCCCGCAATCGTCAAGGTCGTGCCGGTAGCACTCGTATCAATTCCTTCTCCACCAGAAACTGTTAGGCTCTCACTATCAAGATCAATGTCTATTGTTCCACTGTCAGATATAAGGTCTAAATCTTCTGCTGTAACTTTATCATCTACATATTTTTTAATTGACTGCTGAGTAGCCAGTTTAACTGCGCTGTCAGATGCCATGTCATCTTCATCTTTTATTCCTGTAACGGTAGCACCATCACCAGCTATGCTGACGCTAGTATTAGCAACTACTGTCGTTCCTGTAATTGCGGCAGGGGTAGCTCCACCAATCACTGCGCCATCAATAGTTCCTGCATTGACATCTACTGACTTACTTGTCTCAGCACTAACTGCGAACTCTACCCAAGCATCATTAGCTTGATTTCTCATCTTCAATACAGCGTTACCAGCGCCCGCGCTAGTATCTAACCATAGCATACCCATAGCTCTAGCAGCATGACCACTTGCACTTGTATCAATAGTCGGCTCCGAACCTTTAGCTATCAGAACCTGAACAGCTTGGTCAGGACCAACATCCGATGTAGAGGCTGTATCAGTACCAAGAGGGAATGTATACTGTAATGCGCGTTTGATTAATTGAAGATGGTTATCTCCTTCTGATACATTATCAGATGATAACGGCCAATCTCTATCTAGATTGTCAATATAATTGCCAGTTTCTAAACCCATAATTTACTCCTAGTAGTAACCACCAGTATTCATTACCCTCATGGCATTGCCTGAATGAGAGTCTTTATCATCTTGAAGTTGAATATCTTGTACAGCCTTGAAGAATGCTTGTGACCACGTCTGCGCTCTTGCATCATTCATTAAGAAGGGTTCTGCTTCTAATAGCGCACCATAAAGATATATGTCTGGATTATTTGTAAGCATTGTATTAGTTGGTGCTGCATCGCTAAGGGCAGCAACCTTTGCGTAGTAATCAATTTCCAGTGTGTATGAACTTGACGGTACTGGCCCCATTAAAATATAACCAGCCCTCATTGTATACGCTTCTGGAATCCCTGTTATACTACCAGCATTTATTCTTGGTAGTAATTGTGGGGTCACATAGTTAAGTGGATGAATAATATTATTAACATTATCTGAAATAGTACCAGCAGTAAAGGTGGTGTATATTTCTATTACGCCTGCACCGCTATCATGGGCAGCAGCGGTAGTGCCATTCGCAGCTCTAGTGCAACCGGTCAGGGTTTCTGTAGAGATTCCTGTGTAGGTAATCTGTTCAGTCCCAATTAGAATTGTACCAGTAGCTGTAAATCCTGTAGCAGATGTTAATATAATTGATGTATCAGAATCAGTAATATCGCCATTCAATGTTGTGCTTGCTATAGAACTAGTATCATACTGGACTGTCCTCAACTGCAAGTAATCAGAAGGAACCGGGTATCTCTTCGATCCACTAACCAAAGAAATAATCTTAACTGACTCCATAAGCCTAACCCTCAAAGTGCGGTTTATCCGCGCTTCTGCTAGTTTTATGAACGTCGGTATTTGATCGGTTAGATCGCTACGATCAACGTAATTAGCTATCTCTGTTTTTAATTCAGAGAATGTTGAGAGAGCCATTATCTAGTTAGTTCAGTAATATAAACTTCTGCTGTACCTGTTCCAGTAATCGCTGAACACATACTTCCCCCACCTTGTACACGGATAAAGTAAGGTGTACCAGCCGCGATGTAAGTTGAGGATGTCGTGGCAGGGCGATTAGGATCAAAGGCAACGAAACAAGCAGCAGTTGCAGTTACCATAACTGTCTGCGTTTGCGCTCCAAATGCAGATGTTGCGGTTGCGCCACTGGAGTCGGTTGCGGATAACGTATGGTTCGTTCCCAGTCTAAAAACATTACTAATATCAATCATATCTTTTTACCTATATTTTTGTTGGAGCTACGCGAAAGT